TATGACAGCAGAAGAATACAGAGCACTATTAGATGTGGATTTTAACAATGTAAAAATAGAAGATCTGACTGATATTAGAAAAATTAAAATAGATAAAAATCAGCCACAGAGTAAGAGGCAGGCACAGTTCTTAAAACAGGTGGGAAATCCATATATGCTGCGTCGTGGAAGTATGATGATTAAGGTAAGCTTTGCGAATAATGGACTGTCGATGGAACAGGCATTTGAAAATCTGCTTTTGAATGTCTGAAAATTTGTGGTGGAATTTCAAAGTGATATGTGCTATGATGTTTTTGGTATAAAAATTCTAAATTAGTGCATATCACCTTATTGAAAAGTTATCTTCTAACTTAAACAACAATAGGAGGATGTGCATATGAGTCAGATAAGTCAGATCAAAAAGATCTATCATGCAGCCATCTATGTTCGTTTATCGAAGGAAGATGGCGCTGTTGCTTCACATGAAAAAACTGAGAGTAACAGTATCGCAAATCAGAAATCACTGATTAGAGATTTTCTCGAAAACAAAAATGATATTGAGGTTGTGCAGGAGTATGTTGATGATGGTTTCAGCGGCTCTAATTTTGAGCGACCGGCATTCCAGATGATGCTTGAAGATATTAAGAAAGGCAAAATTGATTGCGTTGTCACTAAGGATCTGAGCAGATTCGGAAGAGAATATATAGATTCAGGTATGTATATTGAGCGATTATTCCCTGCTATGGGAGTAAGATTTATTGCAATCAATGATGGTATTGATTCCGGAGAGGCAAAGTCGCAGTCAGATGAGATTATTATTCCATTCAAAAATCTTATTAATGATGCTTACTGTCGTGATATTTCAATTAAGATACGTTCACATCTTGAAATTAAGAGAAAGCAGGGAGATGTAATCACGGCATTTGTGCCATATGGATACAAAAAGAATGATAAAGATAAGCACAAACTGGAAATTGATGTATATGCAGCAAATGTTGTGAAAGATATTTTCAGAATGAAGTTGCATGGAAAAAGTCAGGATGCAATTGCATGTGAACTTAATTCATCAGGAATACTTCCACCGGCTGAGTATAAAGCAAGCACAGGAAGCAATTATCAGACATGCTTTAAGACAAAAGAAAAGTCGGAGTGGACTTCAGTCATGGTAAGGAGAATCCTTACAAATGAGGTTTATATAGGTAATCTCGTACAGGGAAAACAGACAACACCGAATCACAAGGTCAAAAAGACCATAATCAAAGAAAAATGCGAATGGATAAGGATTGAAAAGAACCATGAGCCGGTTATCACGGACAGGGATTTTGAAGTAGTACAGAGATTGCTTGCAATGGATACAAGAACATCACCGGACAGAGAGGAAGTTTATCCGCTGTCAGGGGTAGTTACCTGTGGCGGCTGTGGGATTCCCATGGTAAGAAAAACTTCAAAAGTGGGTGGCAAAACTTATGCCTATTATCTGTGTGCAACCCATAAGGATTCAAAGCAGTGCAGTTCCCACAGAATTTCCACGGATAAGTTGGAAGAAGTGGTGCTAGAGCTTTTACAGACACACATTGATAACATGATTGACCTTAAAAGAATTCTTTCTTTTATCGGCAACGTGCCGTTTCAGCAGCTTGATATGAAAAAGCTTGAGGAAAGGCGTGAAAAGAAACAGGCAGAGGTAGACAGATGTGCAGACCTCAGAGGAATGCTTTATGAGGATATGAAGGATGGCATTATCTCAAAGGAAGATTACAAAGAGCTTCATACAGCATATGAGCAGAGGAAAAAGAGTGCCGAGATTGCCATTCACCAGATTGAATTGGAAATGGAAGATGTGCTGAATCGTAAGAGCAAAGGCTTTGTATGGCTTGATTATTTTACGGAACATAAAAATATCGAGAAGCTTACAAGGGAAGTGGTTGTATCTCTTATCCGTGAAATAAAGGTATTTGATAAAACCCACATTGAAGTAGTGTTTGACTTTGATGACTGCTACAAAGAATGTCTTAATGTTATTGCAAGTCAGGGGCATTCGGTTGAGGTGGACAGTACAGGAAAACTGAATATCAGATTAAAGGAGGCTGTGTAGTATGGCAAGAAAGAGCAGAAAAAATATGCCGGTTGCAGTTGCAGAGCCGACTGACAATCTGACGGCAAAAGCAGTTTTAAGCATGGATAAGGAGGCAAAACCATATCAGGTTGGAATCTATGCGAGACTTTCATTTGAATCAGAGGCGAATAAGGAAAGAGATACTGTAGACACACAGATAGCATATATCAGGGAATTTATTAATTCGCAGGATGATATGGTAGAGGTTGAGGTCTATGCCGATATATCGGTGACAGGAACTACTTTTGAAAGACCAGAATTTGACCGGATGATTCAGGATATAAGGGCTGGCAGGATTAATACTGTTATTACCCGTGACCTTAGCAGACTTGGGAGAAATTATGTGGAAGCAGGCAACTACATTGAGAGGGTATTTCCTTTTCTTGATGTGAGATATATTGCTATCACAGATGATTTTGATACTGCAAGACCGGGAACTGATTTATCCGTACCGCTTAAGAATATCGTGAATGAATATTATTCCAAAGACCTTTCAAAGAAAGTAGAGACCGGAAAGCATAGTATTTGGGCACAGGGCGGCTTCAGCGAGGGAACGCCACCATATGGATATTACAGGGCTACAGATGGTTCAAGAAAGCTTTTGATTGATGAAGAGGTATCTGACAATGTAGTTAGAATTTTTAATATGTTTTTGGATGGGAAGGGATATGCTGGTATTGCAAAGACTTTGCAAAACGAAGGAATTCTTTCACCTCCGAAATACAGATTCTATAAGTCAGGAAAGATTGAACTTGCTGAAAAAGCAAGAGAATGGCACTATTCGCATGTAAAAGAGATACTCCAAGGGGAATATTACATTGGAAATATTGTTCATGGAAAGCAAAGGAAGGCTCTTGATACCGGGAGAAAGAATGTTAAAACAGATGCATCAACATGGCAGCGAATAGAAAATGTTCATGAACCAATAATTGATAAGGACACTTTCTACAAAACAAGGGAGAGAATGGAGCATATCAAAAAGAAGCATTTAGAAGCATCAAAACCTAAAGCTGATGTTCCAAATAAGCCGGATAATATTCTGGTATATAAAACAAAATGCGCCTGTTGTGGAGGCAGTGTATTGATTGGCAGGCATCACACTTATTCAGAAAAGTTCTATTATAAGTGTAAGAACCGTAGAAAATTAGCTAGGCTATGTGAAAATAAGTACTCTTATGATTATTCTGAGGTTATGGATAGTGTTTTTTCTGTTATCCGTCAGCATATGAGTTTGTGTGTTGAGAAAACAAAGTTTGTTCAGAAGATGAACAGCAGAAAAGAGAATGTTCTTCAATATGATATTTATACCAAGCAGATAGCAAAACTTCAAAATGATGTAAGAAGAATTACCGCTAACAAAAGTGGTTTGTATGAAGATTATAGGGAACAGTTAATCACTGCGGAAGAACTGTGCCAGTATCAGAGAGAATATGAAAGCAGAGTAAATGAGATTGAAGCGCAGATTACTGAATTGCTTCATCGAAGAAGTCTGTATGAAAAAGAATTTCATATTGATGAAGGATGGGAAGAAACTGTCAATAAATATATGGCTAAAAGAAAACTTACAAAGGAGCTTGTGGATGCTTTTGTATCGGAAATTGTTTTTTATGATGGCAATATAGAAGTTAAGCTCTTGTATGATGATTTCCTAAAGGAGTTGCTTAAAGTGGCAGAAGAAAGAGAGGTGAGCAGCAATGGATAAGACGATAGCTCTCTATATGAGATTATCAGATGAAGATGACAACTTGGCTGCTCATGAGGAAAGTAACAGTATTTCCCATCAGCGAAAGTTAATGCTTGATCATATCCAGAAACTGCCTGAACTAAAGGACTGCAACATAATGGAATTTTCAGATGATGGATATTCCGGAGCAGACTTTAGCAGACCTAATTTTGTAAAAATGATGGATCTGGTAAAGGCTGGTAAGATTCAGGTTATTGTGACGAAGGACTACAGCAGACTCGGACGAGATTATCTTGAAGTTGGTAACTATATGGAATGTATATTTCCGGTTCTTCAGGTAAGATATATCAGCGTGAATGATAATTACGATTCTGCTAACAGCTTTGGTTCAACCGGAGGTATGAGTGTTGCACTGAAAAATCTTGTGAATGCATTGTATTGTAAGGATGCATCAAAAAAGGTAAGAGCCGCTAAGGCAGTGTTGGCTAAGCAGGGAAAGTACATTGCTGCATTTGCTCCTTTTGGATACCAGAAAAGTGAAGATGATAAGCATATGTTAGTGCCTGACCCAGTAACAGCACCTGTTGTCCAGCTGATATTTGAACTGGCTATTAAAGGCATGAAATACACCGAGATTGCAAATTATCTGAATAATAATGGATATGATAGCATATTTGAGTATTACCAAAAGATTGGAGTTAAGAGATGTTATGAAAGGGATATTGGTGAGCACATGTGGAGTGCCAGTACAGTAATGGAGATTTTATATAATGAAGTCTATATTGGTTCTGTAATCAATAACAAGACGGCTGATAATATTGATACCGGTCATCAGGTTGTGCAGAGAGATAAAGAGGACTGGATAATTGTTGAAAACTGTCATGAACCATTAGTTTCTGTGGAAGACTTCAAGCTTGCTCACAAGATGATAGCAAGACGAGAAGTGACGAAGAGAAAACCAAATGGAAAGTGGCGTAAATCGTATATTCGCTGTGGAATATGTGGTAAGGGACTTTATAAATACGGAAATAAATCCTCATACAGATGCCACAACGGTCATGTGTCACGTATTAGAGGTGAAGAACTTGAGGCGACACTTCTAGACATTGCTAGAAATATGGCATTGGCTCAGTTGCAGGAATTTGAGTTGAAAACTGATGGCGGTAATTGTCCAGATAATCTTGAAAGGGAAATCGAATCACTTAAAAAGTCAAAGGCACACTATGCAAAGCTAAAGTTTGAGATATACGATGATTATACAAAAACAAATATCACTCGTGATCAGATGGCAAAAAAGACTGCAGAAGTTAAGCAGAAAATCGCAGAGATAGAAAGTCTGATTACAGAGAAGCAGGAAACACTTGATATGCAAAAGGATCTCTTTCTTGATGCAAAGCAGGAACAGCTAACAAAGCTTAGTAAGTTGGATGAGTTTGATGAAGAAGTAATCAGATATCTCATTGATTATGTGTTGGTGTATGATAATGAGCATATTGAAATCAGATGGAACTTTGATGACTTTCAGGCTGGATGATGGTATAATCAGTAGTAATAGCGAGAAAACAAAATTATAAAGAAGTAACATGGGGAATCTTGCTAAAGGTTCCCCATTGATAAAAAAAATTAATTTTTTTTTGTTTCTTACTTGACACGAGCAGAATTTCACCATGCTGTTAATGAACAGTATCAGAGAATTGTTGATTATTTTAAGCCAAAATTTCTCCTGGGACTCACCGCGACTCCGGAGAGAATGGACGGAAAAAATATCTATGTCAAAGGTGTATAAAATGCCGGTGCTTATGGCTTTTTATAATCATGGAAATATCCTGATGGAGGTGTCGGAAGAGCAGCTGCTTTCAAGCTGGAAGGAGTTCTTTTCAACCGGAACCAACTGGAAAGATCTCGATAAAAATATGACTATTCAAAAATACAATTCCATATCGGATAAGGAACATTTAAAGAAGATTCTATCGATGCCGGTGCATTTTCTTTTGGAGTCGGGAAAGGGATTTTTTGTGAAGAAAGATGGTGCGGCAATCGGGCTTAGAGAAGAGCTGAGACCGCTAATTGATAATCCGGTGATGGTTTGTCAGATGAAGGATGTGATTGATTATAGGGCTATGGACTATTATCAGAGGAGATATAGGAAGTCACAGGAAGATGGAGAATTATAATGTAAACTTATGAAGCAGTTAGGGGGATGAAATCATATGGCTCAAAGAACAGTGGCATTATGTGATGGAAAATTTATAGGAATTGAATCAATTTATACCGTCATAGATGGTAAACAAATTAATATTCCGGACAAACTTGAACAGCTTCGAGCAAAAAGCCGTAATAATGAGTTGTTCTGTCCTTGTGGCTGTGGAGCAAATCTTGTACTGGTGGCAGGTGAACGAAATTTAAGAGAACAGCATTTTAGAATAAAAGAGGGCTTTGATGGTATATGTCAGATGCCCGTTGAAGGAATTAATTCAATTGATTCAAAGATTGCTCTAAAATGTTGGCTGGAGGATAAACTGCATACAGATGATATTGAAAGCAGGGTTCCTATAAGAACTGTATCTGAGTCTGAAAGAAAATATGAATTTACATTTATGTCAGCGAAAAAGAAGGTAGCTTTATCTTTTTGCAATGAATACCGTAATTTATCTGATGATAAATTTACTATTCTTGAACAGCATAGCAATGGTAATTCAATTATTTATGTTGCGTCAGGGGATAAATCCGAAACAAATGGACAGTACCCGGAAGGGTTAATGAAAATTCAGAAGAGACAGGGCTATTGCCTGCTTTTAAATGTAGATGGAGCTGATTATTCAAAGGCTGAGTTGACAGTTGTATATTATGAAAAAAATGCTGATGGAGTATGGGAAAAAGTCAATATAGCAAGAGATAAATTAAGTAAATTTGACATATCAGATTCATCACAGATAATGTATCATAATCATTCGCTGTCTGATATGTTAAAGGAAAAACAACTGGAGTTTAATAAGCATAAGCAGGCAATTATTTATCAGCGTGAGTTGGATAAGATACATGCTGAAGAAGCCTGGAGAGCTGACGAGGAACGAAGAAAACAGGCTAGAATAAAAGCTGAAAAAGATAGAAAGGCAGAACTTGAGCGTAGAGAAAAAGAAAGAATAGAGCAGGAAAAAATTGCTGCTGAGAAAAAAGAACAAGCCCGAATGGAACAAGAAAGAGTTGAGGTTGAAAAAAGACAGAAGAGACAGGAATTCCTAAAAGTCATAAATAGTGGTGATTGTCCGGAAGATAGGGTTTTAACTGATGAAGGAGGACGCAGATGGGTACAGTGCGAGTTCTGTGGAAAATTTGCTCCGGCAAGTGCATTTGCTTCATATGGTGGTTTCGGAAAATTAAATAAAGGAAAGTGCTATGAATGCTCAAGAAATCCGAATATAAATACAGAAGTAAATGTCTCAGAGGAAAAAGCAAGACAAAAGCAAAGATATGATCCTAATATATGTCCTGAATGTGGTGGACGTTTGCGATTAATACAAGGTCCTTTTGGTAAATTTGTTGGATGCGAGAATTATCTTACGTGTAAATTTAAAAGAAGAGTAAGAAAAAAATAGGAACGTTAGAGTTCGAACTGTGCGTATTGTTTTGTTATAGAGGGAAAATTAAATGGCTGATTCGAATGTACAACTTGAAGAAGTATATAAAAGGGTACCATTTTTCCCAACTAATTGGAACACTCTATAACAGAGAGATAACTTTAAATTTGTGATATAATAATTGACATTACAGAGAGAAAAAGAGGAAAAAATGAAATTAATTACTTTGACATGTCCAAAATGTGGAGCTCAAATGGAAGTTAATCCTGAGCTCGAAGCAATAATATGTAATTACTGTGGAAATAAAATGTTGATAGATAGAGAAGTTGTTGAACAAAAAATTACTGGTGGCTTTGAATTTGGATATCAACAGGAACAAGGAAGATTAAAAGCTCAGCAGGAGGAACAACAAAAAAGAATCCGTGAAGAAGAAAAAGAAGCAAGAAAGAATGAAATTCTATATCAGAGGAAAAAAAGAGAGGAGATTATTCTCTCATATGGTAAAGATATTCGCAATATAAGTATTGGTCTAATGATTATTGCTATATTAATATCTGTTATTTTATTTGGGAAACTTGATGGCACGATAGATAAAGCAATGGGAGTAGTTTCAGGACTTGTTCATGTAGTAATTTCATTGGCAGTTATTGTTCTTATAAACAAAATAAGTCTGGAACGGTTGCTGTTTATAACTGTATTTGGAATTGTTGATCTGATATTTAGTATATTTGCAGTAATGAGTTTTGGATGGTGTTTTGTATATACTGTTGTAGATATTGTAATTATATTTCACGCAATCAAAGCATATAGGGTTTTAAGACGCAGAATGGATATGGAGTAGATAAATATTTTATTGTTTACATTATTCATGAAAAAATGACCATATAAATAATAAGGCATAGAATATAGTTGATGAGACAGGTGCTAAGTATATTGAGTTTGAGCGGTGTAATGAAGATAATGATATCGAAGGTGTAGTTAAAAAGCTGGAGTCAGAGAAGTATGAGGTAAGATATGCTACAGCACTGATAGAACTTGATGGAGGACAGAAGCTTGTAAGATTTTATGATCCGTCCGGCAATCTGATAGAGATTCGTACACCATGGGATAAATTTGGGAATAGAGAGTGATTAGGATATGATAAGGACAGTAAAAGGCGATATTACAAAAATTAGAGATGTGCAGGCAATTGTAAATGCAGCAAATAACTCACTTCTTGGTGGAGGCGGTGTAGATGGTGCTATTCACAGAGCAGCAGGACCGGAACTTCTGGCGGAGTGCAGGACACTTCACGGATGTGAAACAGGAGAAGCAAAGATAACAAAAGCCTATAATTT